GAACGGAGCTTCCGTAGTAGTCCGAGCAAGGGAAAGCCTTGTACATGGCGAAGGGAAGCAGTTAGATAACTTAATACAAATAATGGAAAATGTGTGAGACATTATGAGAAGTCCTGAGCAAGTATTAAAAGCTTTAAACAAGCATGGTAAAGTTTCGGATTACAAGTTCGAAAGGCTGTACCGTATCTTATTCAATGAGGAGATGTTTCATGTTGCTTACCAGCGTATTTACGCCAAACCAGGCAATATGACACCCGGTACGGATGGGAAAACCATCAATCGGATGAGTCTTCAAAGAATAAACAAAGTCATTGCATCTTTGAGAGATGAGTCTTACAAGCCTAATCCGGCAAAAAGGATATACATACCCAAGAAAAACGGTAAGAAAAGACCGCTTGGAATTCCTTCCTTTGAGGACAAACTTGTACAGGAGGTGGTGCGCATGATTCTTGAAGCCGTCTATGAAGAGGTGTTTGCAAACACCTCACATGGATTCAGACCAAACAGAAGCTGCCATACCGCATTGACCCATATCCAAAAGACATTTACAGGTACAAAATGGTTTGTGGAAGGAGACATTAAAGGATTCTTCGACAACATAGACCACAATGTATTGATTGCAACTTTGCGGAAACGGATTGCCGATGATAGATTTCTAAGGCTTATCCGCAAGTTGTTGAATGCGGGATATATTGAAGACTGGAAGTTTCATAATACAAACAAGGGAACTCCACAAGGCGGTAATATCAGTCCTATACTGGCAAACATTTATCTTGATAATTTTGACAAGTATATGGAAGAATACGCCCTACGCTTCAATAAGGGAAAAGAAAGACACATCACCAAAGAATACAAGCAACTTAGCGATAAGATGCAACGCATCCTTAAAAGCATCAAGAACATACAGGATGCAGATGTCAGATTACAGCTTAGGGATGAGTATGAGAAACTGAGACGTGAAAGGCAAAAGATTGAGAGCAGAGACAGTATGGATGAAACATACAGAAGGCTTCGATACGTAAGATACGCAGATGATTTCCTCATTGGTGTTATCGGAAGCAAGGCAGAGTGCGTTAAAATCAAGTCGGACATTACCAAGTATATGGAAGAAAACCTCAAGCTGGAACTGTCACAGGAAAAGACATTGATAACAAACGCACAAAAGCCCGCGAAATTTCTTGGCTTCGATGTTTCAGTCCGTAAGTCTGATGCTATCAAGCGGGACAAGAACAATGTGCCAGCCCGTTATTACAACGGTAAGATAGTCCTAAAGGTCGCCATAGAAACGGTGCGGAACAAACTGGAAGAATACAGCGCCATCAGATACAAGGTAGAAAATGGCCGACAAGTTTGGTTTGCAAAGTTCAGAGGCAATCTTATGAAGAAGAAAATCGAGGACATAGTGGCGGCATATAACTCTGAAATCAGAGGGTTCTACAACTACTACTGCATTGCCAACAACGTGGCATACGCGCTCTCAAAGTTTGGATACATCATGGAGTACAGTATGTACCATACCATTGCAGGAAAAACCAATAGCACTGTAAGCAAAGTCATTGACAAATATAAGGTTGGGAATGACATTATAGTGCCATATCAGGATGCAAAAGGTAAATTACGGTACAGGAAATTCTATAATGAGGGATTCAAACGTAAACCACCAATGTACTATACGGAGGTAAACGACTTATCCTACACAATCGCAATTCCACAGCCGACACTTACTGAGCGATTGGATGCGAGAACATGTGAATTATGTGGAAAAGTCGGACCTGTAGTCATGCGTCATGTCAGAAAGCTAAATCAGCTTAAAGGAAAAACTGAATGCGACAGGCTGATGCTTGAAAAGCATAGGAAGACATTGGTTGTCTGTGAAAAGTGTTATGCCAAAATACACAGCCATGCTAAATAAAGTCATGTTATCAACGGAGAGCCGTATGCGTGGAGACATGCAAGTACGGTTTGGGGGCAGGTACGGGAAAACCTACTGCCGAAAGGCAGTAAGGCGTTCTGTACCGAGCCTACGACTGGGCGAAGGCGGTTCCATTATCGACCTTGTAATGCGGTTGGAGCGGTGCGATTTCGCACACGCCGTCCGATTGCTGAGAAACAGAGAGAGGGTACCGATCGCTGCACCCCGATCTTTGTCGCCTTTATCGACCGTTCCCGCGCTCCGTATCCTCTCCGACACACCGCTTCGTCATTCGGCATTGCTCGACTATTTACGGCGGCGCGGTATCGTTCCGGAGGTTGCCTGCACTTATTGTCGGGAGATACGCTATACGATCAATGGCAGAAAATATTTCGCCATCGGATTTCCGAACGATGCCGGCGGATGGGAGTTGCGCTCGGAATGCTTCAAAGGAAGTGCATCGCCCAAACAGATTACGACGATCGACAACCGCACCGATACGGTAATCGCCTTCGAGGGGTTCATGGATTTTCTCTCCTGCCTTTCGACGAAGCACCCCGACCAACTACGCATCGACGTAATAGTATTAAACTCGGTCGTCAATCTTCCGAAAGCGCTTCCGTTTCTCGCACGCCATTCGACGATTCATGCTTTCTTCGACAATGACGATGCGGGTCGTAAAGCGACCGCCGAGTTGATTCGTCTTTGCCCCCGCAGCGAAGTCGTCGATCAAAGCTGTTTCTACTCCGGACACAAGGATGTCAACGACTATCTGATCGCCCACATAAAAGACCATGCGAAAAAGTTGGCGGCACAGAAAAACGCCTCCAAAACAAAGACGGTTCAATCTGTTCGGAATAATCCGCAACTTCTAAAAGCAAAAACAGCGGCGGTTGAGCCACAACGCCGGAAAGGGGTAAAGGTTTAGGAAGGCAAGTTTGTGTTTTCGTAAACGAAAACCTACCGAACATCCCGCTGGTCTAACTCCTGCACACAAACCGATGAAACAAGCACAGAACAAGGGCGGACGGCCGGAATTGAGTAAAGGTCGTGTTCGCCGATATATCGTCAGTACGCGACTCGATACGGAGCATTATTTACGTCTTCGGTCATTGGCCCGTACTTCGGGGCAGCGTCCGGCGGAAATCATCCGACAACTGCTTCGGACAGGAGCGGTACGAGAACGCCTGCGTCGCGAGCATCTGGATTTCGTAACCCAGCTCAAAGGCATAGCTCGCAACTTGAATCAACTGACACGGCTTGCCCATGCGAAAGGATTTTCAAGTGTCGCATCCCGTCACGCGGCCATTATGGCATGCCTCGAAGCCCTGCTAAAACAGATCCGCGATGATCGGTAAAATCATTGCCGGTTCATCCTTTGCCGGGACTGTCGGCTATGTGATGAAGGAACTGTCGCGCATCCTCGATGCCGAAGGCGTAAACCCGCCGGAGGTAAAGAACATAATCGAGGATTTTAAGGATCAGACCCGACTGAACCCTCGGTTGAAAAACACGGTCGGGCATATCTCCTTCTCGTTTTCGCCGAAAGAAGCTCCGCACATGACCGATGCGCTGATGACGCAGATCGCCAAAGAATATATGCAGAAAATGGGTATTACCGACACGCAATATCTGCTGGTACGTCACCTCGACCAGCCCCATTCTCACTGCCATCTGGTCTATAACCGGGTCGGGAACAAGGGGCAGACTATATCGGACAAGAATATTAAAATACGCAATACGAAAGTCTGCCGGGAACTAACCGAGAAATACGGGTTGCATCTTGCGCCGGGAAAGGACAGCGTGCGGCGGGAGCGATTGCGCGAACCGGACAAGACCAAATACGAAATATATGATGCGATCAAAGGATGTCTGCCCAAATGTAAGAGTTGGAACGATCTGGAAGGTAGATTAAAAGAGCAAGGCATCGACGTCCGCTATAAGTATTGCGGAAATACCGACCGAAAACAAGGCGTTCTATTTTCAAAAAACGACTTCGAGTTTTCGGGATCGAAGATCGACCGGCAATTCAGCTTCTCGAAACTGAATCTGCATTTTGCGTACGCACAACAGCAAACCCGACATCGAAGCGCTATTGTCAAAGACTTCCATGCGGCGGCAGGTTCCTACCGTTCGGCCTTCTCCGATCTGTTCGGAACGGGTGGCGGAAAGACCGACACGGATAGGCCGACGGTCAATTTCGGCGGTAATATCGGCGAACTTCCGTTGCCGCCGAATAGTTCGCCGGTCGAATTGTCCGAAGCCCAATTGCAACGCAAACCCGGCGAGAATCCCGAAGAGTACCTCGCCCGCATCACGGCATTGCTCAATACCGTCGCCGAAGCGATGGCGATTGCCGCAATGGAGCGGGAACGTCGCTTGCGAGAACGCATGACCAAACCCAAGCAGAAATTGTAAACAGGAAGCGATACAACCATGAAAGAGAATAATATGATGTCCTACGAAATGTATGAGGACTTCAAGGAGACGATGGTCAAAACCATCAAGACCGAACTAGCGGCAAAAACAGCGAACAATAATCAATCAAGCGACAATGACTTGTCGCAACGATTGGAGCAAATCGTATATACAGAACAAGAGCGGCATCAGGCGATAATAATCCAGCTTGCCGGACGATTGGAGAGCATAGAGCAGAACTATACCAAAACGCAAACCGGTATCGATAATCTGCAAGCATCTGTCGAGGCAATCAAAATCCCCGCCGAACTGCCGCCGAGAATAATCCGACACCGAGTGATTTTCAGCTCCGAATCCCCATTCGTCATTTATTTGGTGCTGTTCCTTTTCATAAGTTGCATGATTTTGTCGTCGGCACTCTATTTCGCTACCCGACCGAACCGAGACCGCATCGATAACGATCTGAAATACCGCTATATAAAGATGAAAGGCGACGCGACACCCGAACGTATCACCGAACTGGAAGAGCTATTCGAACTAAACCGCGACAACGCAAAAATCCGTCAGATGAAAAAAGATGTTGAAACCTTTGAAAAAATAGCAAGGCAAAAAGCCGTGCATGACGAACAAGTACGGTTAAATGAGCAAGCAGCAAAATATTTCGAACAACAACTCAAAAAAATTAAGGCAGATTAAAAATGTATTTTACTATTAGAAAGCCTGATGATTAACATAAATTGTTTAATTTTGTATGAGTATTAAATTTTAAAGAATATAACGCAGCCATAATCTGACTGGAATTAAAATATGGGAATGATTCTCGACTATATAGAACAGGCAGGAAAGGGCAAATATCAATGCTTCAAGACAAAAAAGATATGTCTTGATTCAGTAGATAATGACACTATTGCCTATAATTATGATGATAAAACAATCGCAAATGCTACTAAAAGTACATTCGCGGAAACAGATCATTCTCGTGTAAAAACAGTATCCATCGCATATTTGTTCAAGTCACCCAAAGTTCCTCCACCCATTTTTCAATATTTTTTGGATGGATCGCGACACACTTTCAAAATAGATGATATCGGTATTGGCAAAAAGATATTTCCAATCATTGCAGGACAAATTATTGTTGGGTGTTGCAAGCGAAAAGATCGCGATACCTTTAAATGCTGGCAACTGAATAACAAAATTGTTATGGCAATGCCAGATGATTATGACGATGACGATGGCGGTGAGAATTTTTGCCGGTCATTTTGTGAAACTATTAATTCTAAAGTAATAGATAAGATATCAAAATTAAAAGATTTGCAATTAGGCATCAATAAATTGCTTTTGTACAGGACTAATATTAATCCACAAGAACAAGGCCGGGATAATTACAAACATCGGGGCATTGCATGTATTCAGAACGAAATGACCGATGAAGAACAATTGATGGTTGAGAGATTATGTAAAGTTGGAAAGTTACATAATGAATCATGGTTGATTAAAGATGGTTCTTTGGAATATAATCCGAGTTTCTCAAATTTAAACAGAACTCAATGGGATAACTTAAGAAGCAACTATCAGCATGTAGTTGGCGTTTCAAAACTCTTCGACCCTGAATTGTTGCCGGATTTTGAAGGGAATCGGTTATCGAAAACTATTGCAAATTTAGGACCTTACGAACGAACTAAAGTTTACCGTTATGAATCAGACCACAAAGGTGGAAAATCATATTTTGCCGTGTGGTATGTGCGATTACGTAACCACGATTTTCGAGAAACACATTTTTCTGACATCGTAAAGTGCGAAATGGTCTTGATGGATGAAAATGACAAATTGGAAACAGACAAGGTTGATATGATAAGCGCAAATTTAATTCGAGAAGCTTATCCAGTTTGCTATGGCGTTGATACACGCTGGGCAAATCACCTATATCCAATTTTCTTGACAGAATCGTTTTGCAAATCGAAATATGTGGATTCGAATATAATATTAAATTTATTCTAAAGATGTTACAGGTTATTGGAAAAGTATCGGCAACTGAAAAGATGCCATCTACCATTGATAATTTCTATTTTTGGACAGATAAAGGACAAATTTTGAGTCCGTTCGACATAGTTAAAGTTGAACATGTATCCTCTAATAGCGATAAGTCTATTACATATGGAGTTATCGAAGAAATTACGCATGTAACGGATGCTGCGAGCCATTTCACTAATTTTATATCAAGTAATTTTGGTGATACAGCTGATTCTATTGGGCAAATGAATCGGCTTGGAATGAATTACGTAAAAGCAAAAGTCGTTTGCAATACTGATGATATTTATACCCCAGTACTGGATGGCAAACAAGTCTCGCTTTGTGACGAAGAGGATATTCGAACGGCTTTAGGACTAAATGATGTAAAAAATCCTTTGGTGTGCGGTTATTTGGAAATGTACCAAGGCAATGCAGCCAAAAAAGTTAAAGTCGAGCTTAATTCTCACTTTTTAATTGGACCAGACGGAGCGCATTTGAATATATCCGGTATTTCAGGATTAGCAGCAAAAACATCTTATTCAATGTTCCTCCTTAATGCAATTCAACATAAATTCAAAGATATAGACGGAAGTAGTGTGGCTTTTGTGTTTTTCAATGTCAAAGGACGAGATCTTATGGCCATTGATGAAACGAATACAGAGCTGCCGGAGAAAGATAAAAAGATATATGCGGATTTAGGGTTATCAATAGAACCCTTTAAGAATGTTCGCTATTACTATCCTTACACAAAGGATGAAATAATGCAACATGCGCAATCATACGCTCATCCTCAAGACGTTGAACGACAAAAGAAAAATCACAAAGCCTTTACATATAAATTCACCTATGACAAATCTCAAGATAAATTGGATTTATTGTTGGCCAATGAAGATGATAGTACTGGAACTTTAGAAAGCTGCGTTAATTATGTCATAAATGGAGAAGGGTATTTTGCCGGTGTGAATAATTGGAAAGATTTTCAAGATAAATTGGATGAGTATACAAAAACCGCTGCCAATGGAGGTGTAAAGAATGAAATTCAAGTAACTAGCTGGAGAAAATTTAAGAGATGTGTTAGTAAAGCGATCAAGAATGATATTTTCTCAAAAGTAATACATGATAACGTAGGAGAAGTAGACCTCACAAGCGAGATTCAACACAATCTGACAGCTAATCAGGTTATGGTAATCGATATTGCCCGATTAGACGAAAACTCTCAAAGTTTCGTTTTTGGTAGTGTAGCCCGTGCAATATATGAAATGAAACTGGGCGCTGATCGTGATAATATTCCTGATAAGATAATTTTGTTTGTTGATGAATTG